GGGAGTCCGACGGCTTCCATCCAATGACGGAGAGCGGTGTAATTTGGGATGCCTTCGTCTACGTCGATGATGGTGATGTTGGACGGCCCGCCAGCAACGCCATAGTTTGCTTCAAACCCGTCATCCCATGCCTTGAATATCGCAGGGTCACGAGTAGCTGAATTTACAGCGTGGGGTGAATATTTGGGCCACGGGTTCTTATCATGTGGTTCGCATATTAGAATAGCGAACCCACGGCTGACCGCGTCAAACGCAGCGGCCTTCAATTGTTGTACGACGGATATATCTTGATCTGCCATCTACCCTCCGAACACTCATTAAGAAAAAGTGGTATACAATTTCTAAATGAAACTTTCCTATATGAGGATTTTCACAAATGAGAAACTGTGGAAGAAACGGGCGTCCCTTCCACAGTGTATATCTAAACGGCTAGAAATTCTCGGCAGCGGTTACAGCAGGCTTTGAACCAGAGGGGCGAATTCGCAGAACGGCGGTCACGTTGGCATAGTTCTTGCCATCGACTTCTTTGTGGGTGATGACAATCTGGCACTTGGTGCCGACGAGATCATCCGTGTCGAATTCACTTCCTGCGGTGATCCCGAGGGGCGAGAGCAACTGCTTCACGAAGCCGCTCTTTGCATGCAGCGATTTCGTAAAGGTCATGCGGGCATCGACGGGCTTTCCTTCTTTGTCTTTTTGATCAGATGCCGTGAAAATCGCACGCAGACGATCTTTTGTCCCGAACTGTGTCTCCTGCGGGCCGAGGTCTTCGACCTTTGTGATTGTCACGTTGTGCAGACCCTCGGTTAACTGCTCGTATACTTTGTCCTTGATTACTGCCATTGGTTCCTTCTTCCAGGCTAAATAGCCGACTGGCGGGGATTGTAGGCGATCAGAAGTTGATCGGCCCCGCATAGTGAACACACTCGTACCCGTCCACTATTACAACTCTACAGGAATCAAATGTAGAAATCAACCACAAGATGTTGCGGCTTGAATTTTTCATGGCACTATGCTACATTAGGTATGGATGAAAGAAAGGTGGTCACATGGCATTTGAGATTGGTGAGCGTGTCACGAGTACCTGGACAGGCCCAGGAGTAGTGATCGGCCCCTTTGAACGTGATGAGGACAATATTCCTGTTCAACGTGTACGGTTTGATAATGATGGGGATATACGGCTCCGTCCTATTCATAAACTCCAGCCCTATTTTGAAGATGCCTTAAAGAAAGTCAAACTGACGGATGTTCAGAAACTTCAACGCACCGATCCCGAGGCTCTCAAGCAATCTGTCACGTACGGCCCTTGCATTCACATCTCTTGTCAACCATCAGTCGCAGCTCGTGAGAGTATCCGCACAGGGATAGACCCGCGATACATAAAAGAAACGAGCGAGTTATCCCACGGGGCGAAATATGACATTCTGTTTACTAAGCCCGTTCCTGCTGAATTGATGAGCAGGCTTTCCACCCAGATTAAAATCGCAGATGTCGATATTGAGAATAATCGTATCTGTAGTCTCAATTTGGCCCTTTGGCTAATCTCGGAGGGGGTCGTTCCGATATTGCCAGAAAGTAGGAGTGATGGCTCGGAAGGGTAAACACTTGGATTTAAGGGGGTTAGACACAGAGTCCCCCGAATATTGGGACGAAGTGTTGCACAGGGCAGACTTACAAATGGCCCGAGGCCGCAGCGACCGCTTGTCATATGTCGGAGACTCCAACCGCGTGGAGAAGATTCACGGACTTGTTACCCAGGATACGGGGAGAGTTGTACCGAAAGGTGAGGGGCCAGAGTAATGCCGACCTACAAAGAGTTTTGTGATTCAGTCGGCGCGAATCCGCTGCCGCTTGATGAGACCTTGGGTATTGGAGCACAGAGGCTGAGAACGCATCTTGCTAACAAACAACGCGCTGTGGCCTTGTTGGGTGGTCGTTGCCAGGTATGTGGATACTCTAAATGTATGAGGGCTTTGGAGTTCCATCACGTTGACCCAAACACTAAAAGGTTCAACATATCCTCATCGGATACAATAGACTTGGGTGTGGTTTGGGCTCGGGCGTGGGATAGTATCGTGCGAGAAATCAGAAAATGTGTGCTGGTATGCTCTAACTGTCACCGAGAAATAGAGTCAGGATTAACGAAATGTCCCCCTATGTGTACCAAAAAGTGAAAGTACCCATACGATATATTTGCCGTAGTTTCAACAGGTTGCGGTGAATAGGGGTGAAAATTGAGAGAAAATCCTGTATGACTGAGGAGCAGTAAATAAGACTTTTGGCAGACCGACGCCTTTTGGCATGCATAAAGACCAATAATCTAAGTTCGGTCACACATTATAGTCCGCGTCTCTTGAATTCCTACGGGAAGAGACGCTATCAAGAAACACCGAGGCGAACTCTCCTCCTCATGAGTCATCAAGGACTCATGACCTCGGTGATATCGGGCGATCTCCGCTGCTAAGCGTAGAGATCGCCCTTTGTTTGTCTAGGGTTAATTGGAGGAAAAATGTCCACTGTCAGAGATTCGAACGGTAATATTCTCAATCCGCCCGCGCCAGGAACCCAGCATTATTCTGCAGATGGTCTGACGATTGATTGGTTTAAGACTCTCCCAGGACGTATATTCCTCAAAGCTAAGGCCGAGGCGAAAATCGCGGAATTGCGAATTGCTGAAGATAAGCGGTACGAGAAAGCCGCTGCTGAATTGAAAGCCGCCAATGAAAAGATCGCAGCAGAAGTAAAGGCATTGGCTGAAAAGGCGGCGGCTGAAGTGAAAGCCGTAGAGGCTAAGACTGTTGCAGAGGTAAAGGCCATCGTAAAGGCTGTCGAGAAGGTTGTTAATGAAACTCCTCGTAGCGGTAATGACGTGCCATCGGTACAACTACCGAGTGAACGAGTTGACACAGGATTGGCTCCGAAACCAGCGGTGCCTCAACCAGCAGTCCCGAGTGCAAGCGCAACGGGAAACGTGGTTAAGCCAACTTCCAGCGGAAATTGACTATAAGTTTTTCTACGGACGCGGTTCTCGCGTTCCCCTAGCCGACGAGATTTTCCTCGATTGCGGCGACAAATATACTGACAACCCCGAGAAGATGAAAGCGATCTGTCGCTACGCCTATACGCAGGGATACGATTTTTTGTTGCGTTTAGACGATGATACTTACGTTTATCCAGACAGGTTGTTGCGTTTAGATTGGCAGCATGATTACGCTGGAGCGGACAAAGGTTCGTTTCATCCAGGTGGTTGTCTCTTCCTTTCTCGACATGCGATGGAGTTAATCATCACTCAACCGATGATCTCTTACGCAGATGATCTTGCAATTGGACACATAATGTCCAACGCGGGAATCCCGATGCATGGGCTTCCTGGCGTACATAATGAATTTGGCGATGCTTATCGTGTTACTCAGGAGAACCTGCCGAGGACACAGTTGGCTTCGCTCCATTCATGTCACCCAGAAATGATGCGATACCTTTTCGAGCGGAGGAATGATGAATACACGCGGCAAGTTCAAGTGTGACAAGGAGACAAAAGTTTATTGGAGTGAAAGTCTCCGAGTTTACACGTTTAGTGCGGTCTGTAACGAAGGAACGCCAGAGAATGATCGATTCCATAAATATACTCCCTCGGGTTCTATTGAAATCACCGTCGATAATCCGAACGTAAAGTTTGAACTCGGGAAGATGTACTTCGTGGATTTCAGCGAAGCCCCCAAAGAGGGATAGCATGGATGCGACGAATGACGTCATCATAGGAACCGCGAAGGGTTATGGTTGGCAGGACATCAGAGCATATGCAGTCAGCCTTTACCAATCAGGATTCAAGGGACGTAAAGTCCTCCTCTGTTGTGATGTGACATCCGTCGCCCGCGAGGCGCTCGGGAAACTGGGTTTTGAGTTGTATGATTATGTGAGCACGGCGGGTAACACCGTATTTGAACGCTTCCGCGTTTTGCAGGAGTGGTGCTCCCTACAGACTGACGTTCGCTTCATCATCCATTGCGACGTACGCGATGTGGTCTTCCAGGGTGATCCATCCCCTTTCATGGAACGCCAGACAACGAAGATATGGGGCGCGACAGAGTTCATCCTGTACAAGGACGAGTTCTGTAACCCTGAGTGGATTCGCAAACTGTACGGAGAGCCGACACTGCAGACATTGCAGAAGGAAGAGGTCATCTGCGCGGGAACTATCCCAGGTGAGTTCGAAACTTTCAAGAAAATGGTCGCTCGGATTTATGAATCGTGTACTGACCGATTCGGGGATGATCAGGCAGCATTGAATGTTCTCCTCAGGACAGAGTTTAAAGATGTGATGAGCATTCCGACCTATCACGATGGATTCATCGCGACGGTGGGTTGGTACCTCATCGGAAACGCGAACGGAAACGCAGAACAATTTGTCGGTCGTCGCTCACTTCTGGTGCCGACGCCACCGAAACTCCGTGACGGAGTTGTCTACCCACATGGAAGTGATCGGCCTTTTGATATCATCCATCAATATGAACGTGGGGCGTTATGGACTTCGCAGATTCGTCAGCATTATCGCGATCCGTTCCCTGTGGCGAATGACTCGCTAGAAGTTAAACAGGCGAAGAAGACTAAGCGCGGCGGGCCGATTAAGTACGCCAAAGACGGTTTGACGATAGACTGGTTCGACTCTCATAACATCGGCTAGGAGGGGGAATGCCGTACTATACGTATCTTTATCTACGCGCAGACGGAACTCCCTACTATGTAGGTAAGGGAAGCGGGTATCGCAAATTCGTTCGTCGGGGTCGCGTAATCGCTCCTCCGTTGGATAAATCATTTGTTCTTACGCAAGAGTTTCCTACGGAAGCTGACGCTTTTGCTGCCGAACAATTTCTGATTGCCTACTATGGGAGAAAAGATTTAGGATTGGGGATTCTCCATAATCGAACAAATGGCGGGGAAGGGACTTCGGGCTTTACCCGAGTCGTCTCTCAGAAACAACGTGAAGAGCACCGCTGTTTGATGAGCGGCAAACCTAAGTCACTTGTCCATCGTCGTCATTTGGGTGACGGGGCAAGAATTCGATGGGCGATACCTTCGAAGGGGAATGACTCGCGCCGAGACACTCTGCGTCGTATCGCACGAACATCACAACCCTTGGCTAATCACACTCGTTGGCATGTGAAACGGGGTATTGCGAAATTGGAGTGTGCGTTCTGCGAGGGTAGCAATGCGGTATAGTCTTCTGACTCCGACCCTCATAAGGGATACGTTGAAACGGTTGTGTGATTCGATAGATATTCAGACGTGCCCCTCATACGAACATATCGTAATTATCGACTGTCCGCTAACACCACACAAACAGGAAATTCTGAATTCTATTGCTCCTAATCCTCGTCGTAGGTTCGTCACAACACAGAAAAAACATGAGAAGGATTTTGGCAATGCTGCTCGTCGAGAAGGTTTTGATTTAGCCCAAGGGGAGTACATTCTCCAGATTGATGATGATGATTTTTATAGTGATGCCGAGGTCTTCAAGACTTTAGAGTGCGTCCATAAGACGTGGGCAGTTTTCCCCGTTCTCGCGTACGGCAATCGATGTCATCCGCCAAAGCCGCAACTCGGACTCACAGGTTCCGCGATGTTCATGTATCGCAGGGACACTGGATTGAAGTTCCCTGATAACACGAGTTATTCTGCGGATGGGCAACTCGTCGAGGAACTGAAGAAACTTTATGAATACCAGCAACTCGACGACTGTCGGGAACTGGTGATTTACCCGCAAGGGAACCAAGGCCGCGAACAAGAAGAGATTGACGCGTGGACTCGCCGCCGTAAACGTGCCAAGTACGCGAAAGACGGGCTTACTCTGGATTGGCACGATATGTACCACAAAGGATAAAGGAAAATATATGGCAGCAGAACTCGAAGAAGTAGGTGCGGGTAACTCAGGTCAGCAAGTGCAGGGCGTGGTGAAGCAATACCAGAAGTCAGGTACCGCTTCCGCTGCAGCGACATTGGAGACAATCACTCCCTATGATAGCGGCACCATCCTGGGGCATGTACCGCCTGGGGGCACTGGCGAGAAACTAGTCTCGGGCGTTGTGCAACGCGCTGCCCAGATTATCGCAGATGGTACTGCGGGAGCAACGGGTAATGCTCTCGTTCCTGTTTCGGGTGTGGGCGTTGTGCCTGCTCCTCCTGCGGGATCGACCGCAGCGGATGGCCTTTCACAGGCTCCGCAACACGAGTAACCATTGAGGGTTTATGCCATCAGACAGAACCCTCAAGAAATGGTATCGAAAAATCAATCAGAAATTCTTTTTCGGAGAGTTGCCCGCGAATGTCATTGTTCGATGGGCGCTTCCTGGTGAGGAACCAGACATCGCGTGTTGTGAGCGGATTCGTGGCAAACGTCACTGCTACGAGATTAGACTCAACCGCGATTTGAACCAGAAGAGTTCCCAGAAATTGAGTTCTCTGTTACATGAAATGGTGCACGTCGCTACGCAATGTAAAGATTCGCATGGGCCGCTTTTCACAGAGTGGCATTTGAAGTTGACCGAACGCGGGGCTTTCAAAAAGGGTGCACTGCTCAAGGGCATCTGTTTGTTTTAGATCATCGGAGGAGACGTGCCGAAGAAGTCGAGCGACAGGACATTTTTAATTAACCAGTTGCGATACTTTATCGCGCATAAGGGAAGATTGGCACCAACCCCTGGGATTCGTTTTCGCGCAATGATGATGCTGGCGGCACTCGACGGCTTTCTCGATATCAAGATGATGGACAAGGATATAGAGAGCCCCAAACAGCCTATCGAAAGTCCTGTAGAAGATACTCCCGACGGTCAAGTTAAGGCCATGTTGGATAGAGTTGCTAGAAAACTTGACAGGGGGAGAGATGCCGATAAATTATCCGAAGGTGGAACGAGCAGCAGTTGATGGATTTTTGAAAGTTTACAATCGCGGCGGACTTCATCTCATCTTCGATAACACATCTCGTCAGGCAATGGTCGATTTTTCGAACATTGTGCTCAAATCGTACGTCGATGACCTCGTCGCGAAAGCCGCAGCGGCTAAGAAGGCGAGGGAGGCGACCACGCAGAACTCGCCTTCGTCACTCGTTCTAACGGATATGTAATGGAAAAAATAATTGACCGTATCTGGGTGGGCAGTGATGACGATGTCGCGAAAGCGAAAGAGCGCGATTTTACGCGACTCACCTGTGCGAAAGACGGCCCTGATGGGCATCGAGCGATGCTCGGATACGAAACAATGGGAGCACCCAAGGGCGATGATTATTTATTCGCCACTAAGAAACACTGGGGTGCGATGAACTGTATTGATGTCGAAGATTCCGACATGATACCCGAAAAAATGATTTTCGCGGCTCTCAGATGGGTTAAGAAAGAGTATGACGCAGGGCGAACGATTTTGTTTCACTGCAACGCAGGACATTCACGCGGGCCAACAACGGCGCTGATGTTTCTTCGTGCTATCGGTGAAATGCCACACGGATTTAACGAATCCCTCAAGATTTACCGCAAGTTATATCCTCCATATGACCCAAACGTCGGCATGAAGCATAAGGCTCACATGCTTTGGAAGGATTTGTCTACGCTATTCAAGGATTGACATCATGGGCGCTTTAGACGCAATAGTTAAGAAAGTAAAAGATGTGAAAGATGATCTCGCGGCTACCTCAGCCGAATATACAGGTCTGGGGAAAGAGTACGCGGGAAAGGCATCACAAATGAGCGGCGGGTCTAAGCCTGCTCCCGCTGCGGCGGCAAAACCTGCGCCAAAGGTCGACACGGGTAAGCGATATGGAAGTGGCCCTGGGGAAAAGCGAATTGATGTTAGCGGTATGACAAAGCCGCTCGGCTCTTTTAAGACAGGGACGCCGTATGTCCCGAAGACGGGTATATATAAACTCCATGAGGGAGAAGCTGTCACTCCGAAGGAAAGCAATACGATGAATGCTTCCGACGCGATGGCGAAAATCATGGGCAAATCGGCGAAGCCCGAGAAGAAGATTCACAGGATCATCACCCATAAGACGGATGATGGTAAGTTGATCCATACTCATCAGCATCATCACTCGAATCATCACCCCGACGAGACTCACGTTTCGAATGACCTTGGCGAAGCCCAGGATCATATGGCGGCGATGGAGCCACAGATGTCGGCTCAAGCCCCTCCGATGCCCGAAGCGGGCGCTGAACCAGGGATGTAATTTAGATTGGGGGAGACGTGGACGTAACACAACTGGCTGAATTGGTCGAGACGCATAAACTCGATCCGAATTATCAGCATCGTGACATGTCTCTTGAAGAATTAGACCATCGGGCTGAGGAAAGTTTTAAGCGTTTATCTGATGACCGTCGAAAAAAAGTTTTAACTGCATGCATGCATCTCGGTTTGACCGACGATACTCTTCTCATGCGGGCGAGGTTTTTAGCCCAGACAAATCTCTTCTTTTTGTGCAAGTTGCTCGAAATCTATAAAGATATGTCTTCCGCCCAGTATCAGTGGACAGATGGGACATACCACAATACGCATGAGGAAATTTGCAACGATTTCTTCGTTCGCAAAGACCCGACTAAAAAGAATTTCAAACAATTCGCGAACGAGTACGATACGAAAGTGGATAAGAAAGAGCGACTGCTGCTCGTCCCCCGAGGCGGATTCAAGTCTACGATGAACATGGCGGATTGTGTTCAGTGGGCGCTCTGTTTTCCCGAAGTCACGATTCTAGTTTTGTCAGGTGTTCTGTCCTTGGCGAATAGTTTCGTTGGTGAGATCAAGAAGCATTTTACGCTGCAAGAAGGCGGCGGGGCAAAGTGGGTTAATCTATACGAGGCGGGGAAGCGGACATACAGCCCCCGTGTTTTAGATGACAATACGTCTTTTTTATTCCAGGCGTTATTCGCGGAACACTGCATCCCCCAGGACGACGGCAAGGCGAACGAATTTCAGACCCCAGCGGTCTCGACCCGACAAAAAGAGCCGACAGTATTCTCGGCGTCTATCGAACAGTCACTCACAGGATTCCACGTTTGCGTTTTGAAGTTAGACGATGTGGTGACCAACGAAAACTCACTCACAGTTGAACGGCTGAAGGCCGTCAACAAACAGGTCTCCATCAACCAAGCTATGTTGCACCCGTATGGGTTCTACGACAAGATTGGTACGTGGTATGACACTGAAGATACGTACGGCCAGGATATTAAGAACCAAAAGAAGTATCTTGAAGACGGCGATATCTTCCCGATGAAGACCTACATTCGCGCTTGCTGGTGGTCAACAGAAGAGGCAATCACGGCGGGCAAGATTGAAGAAGAGATGGTCGAAAGCGACTATCATCTATGGTTCAACGTTCCTGGCCAGTTGACCTACGACTTTCTCCGTAACAAGAAAAAGACTGATCCGTATTTCGCGATTAAGTATCTGAACGATCCAACGCAGATGCACGTCGTGAAGTTCCCTCGCGAATTGTTGATCCGCAAGACAGTTCCTGCGGTGGAAGTTCCAGGCACGGGCTTGATTGTAACGGCGGTCGACACGGCTTACAGTACGAAAGCGTGGGCGGATTACACGGTCATTATTACGGCTCTTATTTTCGGTGGTCGATTCTATATCATTGACATGAAGCGTGGACGCTATGATGAATACACGCTCCCCGCGATGATTGCGACAACCGCAGCACAATGGAAGCCGAAGACAATTTGTATCGAAGACTCGGGCAAAGCGGAGAAGTATATTCAACGCGAAGCCTATCGGGAGATGGACAAGTTGAAAGTTCGAGTTCCTCTTCGGATGGTCGCATTGGGCCAAGGGACGAGCAAAAAGTCAAAAGCGGTCAAAGCAGGCCCAGTTCTTAGATTCCTGGGTGATGATCGATTGAAATTTGTCAACACCTGTCCCAGCCTTGATGAGCTCTATGAGGAGTTGTCGAAGTTCGGCACCGCAGCGAGTGTTCATGATGACATTGTCGACGCTCTCGCGATTCTGGTAAATGAATTTGCGAGTTACGCAGACATCGAAGCCAGAATGCAAGCAGCTTCTACAGAGTATACGCCTGATCCGAAGGGCAAATCGTTCTATGATCAAGTCTACGGACTTGGCACATACGACAAATACAACGCCCATAATTTGGCTTTGGAATTCCCCGATCAAGCACCTGATGATATGGCGAAACAGGCGGCGGAAGATGCTGCATACCTGGCTCAAGACCCTCTGGGCGATTTGTTCTGAAAGGTAGCGAATGACTGACACAATGGTAGCACCGCCACCTACAGACGGAAATCCCAATGGCACCCTAACAGGTGCGGACTTCACGACAAGTGGGGAATTGAAAACTGTAAATAAAGAGTTGACTCTGGTCGTTCAGAGCGCGGCTCACGCGAAGGCTTTCATCGCGAATAAGCAGTGGACTCTTCTCTGGCGCGATGCCGATCTTCTGTACCAATCGCCTCGCCCATTGACGGTGTACGAAAACACATATGTCCTGGAGCCTAACGTCCAGCGGTTCACTGTCGCGAAAGTTTGTAACGCGGTTGTCCCCCAGTTGTACAAGGGGTTGTTCTATGACGATCCGCCGATGTTGATGAGGCCACGCCCTGGCACATCGCAGAAAGTAATTGACGCTAAGTCAGCGCTCTTTTCGTTTATCCTCGACAACTGTGAATTCAAAACCCAGACTAAGTGGGGTCTTGAGCAGATGGCCCATTTGGGCACGGGTATCTTTAAATGGGGGTATGACTGGAAAGATATAATCACGGTCAAGCGTACCGCGACGGTCAAAAAGCTGGATGCGGGCGCTGAAGGTGCGGCGACAGATTCCGTGGTCATACCTACGGATGAACCGCCAAATATTACGAAAGAAGTGAAGACTGTCCCGATGCCGTTTTTCAACTGGCGTCCGATTGACAAAGTGCTAGTCGACCCGCAGTTGTGGGTTAGTGATATCCGCAGAGCGTCCTGGGTTGTCGATGTCCAGTATATGGATTACTACCAACTTTTAGAGTTGCGTACTGCGATTGAAAATGCCAAGGAAGATGGAGAGACTGGCGAAGCAATTAAGGGCTGGACAATTCCTGCGGGAGCCGAGTTGAAGGCGATCTGGGAGAATCCAGGTTTGATCAAAGCCCAGACTCTGGAAACAGAGCAGGCGACGTACATCGAAGGCGTGGTTCATCACGCGGAGAAGATGAATGTCAAGGTTTCCCCCGATCCACTGCGGACGAAATTAGAGGTTCTGGAATACTGGGATGAGAAACGAAAGATTTTAGTCCTCAACCAGTCTCATGTCATTTGCTCGACGGAGAACGAATTTAAAAAGATTCCGTTCTTGTCGGCTAACTGGTGGAATCGCCCTCGGGCATTCTACGGCATGGGGCTCGGGCTCATCGTTGGGCAGAACCAACGTGTTGACCAGGGAACGATTAACGCCATCCTTAAGATTTTGTCATACGGCGTTAACCCGATCTACCTCCGCAACAGAGAAGATAACGCTCCGACACAAACCATCCGCACAGGGCTAGGCAAGATTCTTTCCGTCACTGATACGGAGAAATCATACAAGTTGATGGAGACGCCTAAGGTTCCTGCGGACATATGGTCTGCGTTAAAGGAAAGTGAGCAGGCAACCGAGAGTGCCTCGGGAGCCGACCAGCAATTGGTACAGGGAAGTTCCGCAGGGCCTCGATCAGGTATGGGTCGATCTGCCCAAGGTGCGAATATCCTCGCGGGTGCGAGTGCAACACGACTCGACGGCCCGTTAGATAATTTCATCGAACAAGTTTTTAAACCGTTTCTAGGCATCATTGACAATCTCGTATTTAACGTCATGAGTGATGCCGCGATTCTTCACATCCTCGGCAAAGAAATGGGAACTGATTTCTTGGATAAATTCAAGATTCAGGAATACCATGACGCCCAGATCGAGTACGAGGTACTCGCAGGATCGAGTCTCGCGGCAAAGCGAACGATGGCCCAGTCGATGGTCATGTTGACCCAGATTCTCGACAATCCCCAGATTCAGCAGTCTCTTGCTGATATCAATGAGGAGTACATCGACTTCAAGCCGATTATTAATATGTGGCTCGAAGCATCTGAGTGGAAGAATAAGCAGGACATCATTAAGCCGATGACGCCACAGATGAAGGCAAAGGCTCTGGCGAATTCAAAGGCTGCGTTGATGCAACAGCAAGTTCAAGCCAAGCAGGGTATGGAGCAGCAGAAATTCCAGCAAAAACAACAGTTGGAAGATCAAGCTTCAGACAATCGAATCAAGCGCGACATTACTCGCGAAGCCGCAAAGACAAGCGGTATGAGCGAGGCTGTCGAGGGCGAACCGTCTGCGAAGGGATTACAAGGTAACTTGCCAACTGTGGTTTAATGAATGGCTGTCGGATGCCCGATCCGACTCGACGCCCAGCCGACCCGTGAGGGGGCGAGGCAAAGTTTAGGGAGCCATATGTCGGATGACCGCTTACACCAGATAGAACTCAAAGACGGGACTGAGAAATCAGGGTTCGTCAGAGGCGGCCAGAATAAGCCACCCCGAGAGTGTGGCAATTGTATCTGGATGGGTATGGCATCTTGCGGTCACCCGTTTGTGATGGATGACCCCGAGATCACGGCACGAACAGATGATGGCCGAGTTCCCGTAGATGCGGATGACTGTTGTGATAATTTCCAGTCCTTGGGGAATGTCCTCTTGTGGATTGTGCGGCACGGCGCAACCGTCACTGATGTACAGGGTAAGCACGGCGGTTGGCAGAATGACCCATTGAATGAGACAGGGCGTTCGCAAGCCCAGCAAGCGAAGAAATATCTTGAAGGCAAGACGATCAAACATGTTTTCTCCTCAGATATGATTCGTGCGATTGAAACTGCGAAGATCGTGTCGGGGAGTGACCCCGAGCAGGATAAGCAGCTTCGACCGTGGGACGTAGGTTGGTTCACGGGTAAAGACAGCGAGTTATACAAAGAACAATTCAAGGAGTTCTTGAAACACCCCGCCCGTGAAATTCCCGATGGGGAATCCTTAGCGGAATATGCGGCTCGGATGCACAAGGCTTTGGAGAAGTATGTCGCGTTCGCTCGGGAGAACGGCCCAACGCTTCTTGTTTGTCATTCACGTAATTTTTCCCAGTTCAAGAAGCAGTTGGAAAACAAAAACGAGTTCGACAAGCCCGAGGAATGGGATAAGGTTTGCGAGGGCGGGATTATGACCGTTCTTGATGAAGACGGCGAACTCAAAGTTGAGATCGTATTTAACCGTGGCGACGAAGGCGAGATCAATTTCGCATCATAATTCGGAGGAGAGATGTTAAAGATTACTGATGATGTGAAGGGCCTGGAAATGGGCTTCACTCTTGATGAACGTCAGGTCGCGACTCTCGCAGCGGTCGTTAAACAGGAGTGGTTCGACATCATTCAAAAGATGATGGAACAGGAAGTTAAGTTGTTGAATGTTCGTCTTATTAATACGGCGACATCAAATCCGCAAGAAATTCTAGGCAACCATGCGATTGCGAAGGGTGCTGGAATGTTCTATATCGGATTTATCCAAAGGCTTCAGCAGATTTTGCAAGAGTACAACTACAATGCCCAGGGCATCGGAACCCCCGAGAATCCCGAGCAACCGCCGTATCAATCGGAGTTTGTGTCCAATCCGAACGACGAAGTTAGTTAAGACAATTAGGAGGAGAATATGTCAGTACGTTCGAGACTTGAGGGAACCGTAGATATTCCGCGCATTCCCCAACCAGACCAGACCAGCGTTCGCGC